TTTCCACAAGCTGCGGAACTGGTGGAACACGCGCAACATCGACAGCCGGACGGTCGAGGGGACGGACCTGGCGGTCTACCAGAAGATCCTCGACCAGCATGGCGAGGACTCGGACGAGGCGCGAGTCGAGGTCCGCGGGCTGTTCCCGTCGCAGGGGGACAAGCAGTTCGTGTCGCGGGATCTGGTGGCTGGGGCGCAGGGCCGGGCGGTGGTGCAGGATGCCTTCGCGCCGTTGGCCATGGGGGTGGATGTCGCGCGGTTCGGGGATGACCAGTCGGTGATCTACTTCCGCCATGGCCGTGACGCGAAGTCGATGGCGCCTGTCAAGTTCAAGGGGCTGGACACGGTGCAGCTGGTGTCGCGGGTCGCGGAGTTGGCCGATCGGCATCGGCCCGATGGGATCTTCGTGGATGGTGCTGGGGTTGGTGGCGGCGTGGTGGACCAGCTGCGCGCGCGGGGCTACCGGGTGTTCGACGTCCAGGCCGGTGCGAAGGCGGACGACGACGCGAAGTACCAGAACAAGCGGGTGGAGCTGTGGTCGCGGCTGCGGGAGTGGTTGCAGATCGGGTCGATCGTCGACGACCCGCAGCTGGCCGATGACCTGCTGGCGCCTGAGTACGACTTCGACGGGGCGGGCCGGGTTCGGCTCGAGACGAAGGAGAAGATGAAGGGTCGCGGGCTGGCGTCGCCTGACGTTGCGGATGCCTTGGCGTTGACGTTCGCTGCGAACCTCGCGCGGAAGGACGGGTCGTCGTCGCGCCGGCGGGTGCGGACGGCTGGGGGTCTGGACTATTCGGTTCTTGGCTGATACGTTGCGGTGACCGCAACAAGTTTCGGAGTTCGCCTCATGGGTGGGATGTTCGCCAAGGCGCCGTCCATGCCGCCGCCCCCGCCGCCTGCACCGACGACGGACAGCGCGGCGGTCGAGGAAGCGGCTCGCCGCGAGCGCGCTGCTCGCGTGGCGGCTGGTGGGCGCGCCTCGACGATCCTGACCGGCGGGCAGGGCGACACGTCGGCGCCTTCGTCCGCCAAGGCTGCGTTGCTGGGGCAGTGACGTGGAGCGCGACGTCGCCGCGGAGGTGATCCGCCGCCAGGAGCAGATGGCGGCTGGGCGCGTCAACTTCGACTCCCACTGGGAGGAGATCGCGGAGCGCGTCCTGCCGCGCCAGAAGGGCGCGTTCAACGGGCGGTTCTCGACGACGAACTCGCAGCAGGGCGAGAAGCAGACCGAGAAGATGTACGACGCCACGGCGGCGATCGCTCTTGATCGGTTCGCGTCCGTGATGGACTCGATGCTGACGCCGCAGAACTCGAAGTGGCATCGGCTGCGCGCCGACGACGACGCGCTGAACCGCGACGCCGAGGTGCTGCGCTGGTTCGACGAGGCGACGAACCTCCTGTTCAAGTATCGCTACGCGCCCAAGGCTGGCTTCGCGACGCAGAACCACGAGCGGCTGATGTCGCTGGGTGCGTTCGGCACGGGCTCGGTGTTCGTCGATCGCCTCGAGGGCGGGGGCCTGCGGTATCGCTGCATCTCGCTGGCCGAGCTCTACTTCGCCGAGAACCACCAGGGCATCATCGACACCGCGCATCGCCGGTTCAACCTGACGGCCCGGCAGGCCGTGCAGATGTTCGGTGCGGACAAGCTGCCCGAGCCGATCATCAAGGCGCTGGAGAAGAACCCGGAGCAGGAGTTCGAGTTCATCCACTGCATCAAGCCGCGCGACGACCTGGTCTACGGGCGCAAGGACTACCGCGGGATGCCGTGGTCGTCGATCTACGTCTCGGTGACCGGGAAGCAGGTCGTGCGCGAGGGCGGCTACCGGACGTGGCCGCTGCCCACTGGCCGCTATGTGCAGGCCCCTGGCGAGGTCTACGGGCGCTCGCCGGCGATGATGGTGCTGCCCAACATCAAGGTCCTCAACGAGCAGAAGAAGACGATGCTCAAGGTCGGGCATCGTGCGGTCGATCCGGTCCTGCTGGCCTACGACGACGGGGTGCTGGACGCGTTCTCGCTGCGCCCGGGCGCCATCAACTTCGGCGGGCTGGACGCGCAGGGGCGCAAGCTGGTGCAGCCTCTGGACATGGCGACGTCGGCGCTGCCGGCGTTCGACAAGCTGATGGACGCCGAGCGTGCGCCGATCAACGACGTGTTCCTCGTGACCCTGTTCCAGATCCTCGTCGAGACGCCGCAGATGACGGCGACCGAGGTGCTGGAGCGGGCGCGCGAGAAGGGCGTGCTGCTGGGGCCGTCGATGTCGCGCCAGCAGTCGGAGTACCTCGGCCCGCTGATCGAGCGCGAGCTCGACATCCTGGCCGCCGATGGGATTCTTCCGCCGATGCCGGCCATGCTGCGCGAGGCCGAGGGCGAGTACTCGATCGTCTACGAGTCGCCTCTGGCGCGCACGATGCGCTACGAGGAACTGACGGGCTTCAACCGTCTGCTTGAGCAGGCGGCGACCTACGCCAACGCGACGACGGACCCGCGCATCCTCGACTGGTTCAACTTCGACGAGGCGATCCCCGCGGCGGCCGAGATCCAGGGCGTGCCGATGCGGTGGATCAACTCGATGTCCGAGGTCGAGCGCATCCGCGCTGGTCGCCAGCAGCAGGAGCAGGTCGCCCAGATGACGGCGGCGGCGCCGGGCGCGGCCGCGCTGATCAAGGCGGTGAACGCCGGGCAGCGTCCTAGCCGATGAGCCTTCGCGACTTGCTGGTGCTGCGGCACCAGGACTACGCGCGCACGTTCGACGGTCCCGTGGCCGAGCGCGTGCTGGCGGATCTCGCGAGGTTCTGCCGGGCCGGGGAGTCGACCTTCCACCCGGACCCGCGCATCCACGCCGTCCTGGAGGGGCGGCGCGAGGTGTGGCTGCGGATCCAGAAGTACCTGCGCTTGACGGCGGCCGACATCGACCGTCTCGCAAAAGAAGAAGCCGCCGGCCAAGGGAGGTGACCGGCGGCTTGGAGTTAGCGATCGGCGGCTGAAGGAACCGACCGCTTGGGAGGGAGCCCCGCCAACACGGCGTTGCGGTGCCAATATCGCAACGATTGGAGATTTCGTCAATGGTCGATCAGACTGCCCCCGCCGATGGCGGACAAGGCGGGACGCCCTCTTCCGCGCCCGCGCCGAGCAACTGGATCGAGGCGATCCCCGACGCGGACCTCAAGGGGTGGGCGCAGAACAAGGGCTTCAAGGAGCCCACCGACGCGCTGAACTCCTACCGCAACCTCGAGAAGCTGATGGGCGCCGACAAGGCCGGGAGGACCGTGGTCCTGCCGGCGAAGTGGGACGACGCGGCCGAGGTCGGCGCGTTCTACGAGAAGCTGGGCCGGCCCAAGGATCCTGGCGGCTACACGATGCCCAAGGAGGGCGTCGACGCCGACATGGCGAAGTGGGCGCAGTCGACGTTCCACGAGGCCGGGCTGACGCCGCGGCAGGCCGAGCTCGTCATCGGCAAGTGGCAGGAGATGATCGGCGGCAAGGCCTCGGCCACGCAGGAGGCCTACCAGGCGCGCGTGGCGCAGGAGTCCGAGGCCCTCAAGGGCGAGTGGGGTGCTGCGTACAACGACAAGCTGGCGCAGGCCAAGGCGGCGGCGAAGTCGTTTGGCGTCGACTCCGAGACGGTGGACAAGCTCGAGAACGCGCTGGGCTTCGGCGGGCTGATGAAGTTCTTCGCCGAGATCGGCGCCCGGATGGGCGAGGACAAGATGGTCTCGGGGACGACGAGCGGGTCGTTCAACGGCGCCATGACGCCCGAGCAGGCGAGGACGGAGATCCAGCGTCTGCGCGGCGACAGCGAGTTCGTCCGGCGCTACGTCGCCGGCGACGCCGACTCCCGGATGAAGATGGAGCGCCTGCACCGCTGGGCGTTCGGCGACCAGCCGGTGGCTTGACAGCTTCGCAACATGATGTGAGGATCACATGGACCCGGAGCAGATCCGGCTGGAGTGCCTCAAACTCGTAAACCGGCACGATTGGACCGCCGACATGGTGGTCGACCGAGCCAAGGTCTTCGAGCGGTACATCCAGGAAAGCCAGGCGCCGGCGAAAGCCGGCCGCCCGACAAAGGCGATCAACCCTCTGGCATGAGGGCCGCCGGGCAGCCGGGAAAGACCGGCGTCCCCGCCCTGGACTTGATGGGCATGAAGACGGCCCCCGACTGGGACAAGCCCTTCGGAAACGAAGTGTCCAACCCCAACGAGGATCATCCTCATGTCCATCAATCTCCCGACGTTCTACGTCCAGCAGTACGCCACCAACATCCAGCTTCTGCTCCAGCAGAAGGGCTCCAAGCTCCGTGACAAGGTCACGGTCGGCTCCTACATCGGCAAGGCCGCGTCGCCTGTCGAGCAGGTCGGCGCCGTCGCCATGCAGCCGGTCACGTCGCGCTTCGCCCCGATGGGCCGCGTGGACGCCCCGACCGACCGCCGCTGGGTGTACCCGAGCGACTTCGACCTCCCGCAGCTGATCGACCAGTTCGACAAGCTGCGCCTCCTGGTCGATCCCGCGTCGTCCTACGTCCAGTCGGCGGTGTACGCCGCCGGCCGCCAGATGGACGACCTCATCATCTCGGCGTTCTTCGGCGATGCGAAGACGGGCGAGACCGGCGCGACGACGACGTCGTTCGGCGCGACCGTGACGACCTCGGGCGGCCGCAACGTCGCGGTGGCCCATGGCGCCGCGGCGGCGTCCGGCCTGACGGTCGCGAAGCTCCGCGAGGCGAAGAAGCGCCTCATGGCGTCGCAGGTCGACATCGAGAACGACCCGCTCTGCGCCATCGTGACGGCGGCCCAGCACGACAACCTGCTGGCCGAGGCCCAGGTCATCAGCACGGACTTCAACGAGCGTCCGGTGCTGGTGGATGGCAAGGTCACGCGCTTCCTCGGCATCGACATCGTCCACTGCGAGCGCCTGGCGACCGGCACCGACGACGCGGCCGGCACGTCGCGCGCGATCCCGATCTTCGCGAAGAGCGGGATGCACCTGGCGATGTGGAACGACCTCACCACCGACATCACGCAGCGCAAGGACCTCCAGGGCCTCCCCTGGCAGGCCTACGTCTACATGACGGCCGGTGCCACCCGCCTCGAGGAGAACAAGGTGGTTCGCGTGTGGTGCCGCGAGTAATCGCGGCACTTCCCGTCCCCCTCTGAAGAAGGAACCCTCTCATGCCTGTCGTCACCACGAAGTCCGCCGCGATCACCAATCGCGACGCCACGCCCAAGGTCATCAACAACGCCCGCGTCACCGGGGGCTCTGTCCTCCGCGCCTCGGGCATCGTGTCCGCCGTCAACGCCGACTCCATCGCGTCGAAGTACATCTTCTGCTCGGTGCCGTCGAACGCGGTGGTCGCGAGCGTCAAGGTGTCCTGCCCGGACATCGGGACCACGGCCGCGATGGACCTCGGCATCTACCGCACGACCGCCGATGGCGGCGCGGTGGTCGACGCCGACCACTTCGCCTCGGCCGTGTCCCTGAGCGGCGGCGCGCTCAACAAGAGCGAGGTCGTCAACGAGGCCGGCGTCTACACCGTCGACGAGATGGAGCAGCCGCTGTGGCAGGCGCTGGGCCTCTCCGCGGATCCGGCCGTCATGTACGACGTCGTCGGCACCCTGACGGGTGCGGCCGACGCCGGCGGCGCGATCCTGGTCGAGGTCGAGTACACGATCTGAGAACCCGGGGAGGGGCCTTCCGGGCCTCTCCCCATCTTCCTGAGAGGACAACCGCATGGCGACCCGTCGCTACGGCATCAGCAAGGGCGAGACCGAGTTCCAGATCACCGAGGCTGTCGGCGCCGCGACGTCGGCCGACAACGTCGAGGTGACCGTCGATTTCGACGCGCCTGCGAGCCAGAAGATCACGAAGGCCGAGGTTCTCTCGGCCCTCGACATGATCAAGAACCACATCCTCAAGGGCAACTGGCCGCCGGCCTGATAGGAGGGCCGCATGGCCGTCTACGTCACCGAGCACCCGCTTCCGCGCGTCTTCACCGGCAACCCGCTGCCGGTGGTGGAGCTCCCGCCGCTGGCGACGCAGAAGCTGACGAACGGCGCGGCATCGGTCCAGTCGAGCGCCTTCAACTCGGCCACCCGGATGATCGGGGTCCACACCGACGCGATCATCTCGATCGCCGTGGGCGTCAACCCGACCGCCGCGGCGACCGACAAGCGCATGGCCGCCAACACGACGGAGTACTTCTTCGTCGAGGCCGGCCAGCGCATCGCCGTCATCAACAACACCTGATGGTGCGCCCATGATGATCGCCCCGCCGCCCGTCACCGAGCTCAACACCGTGTCCGCGCTCCTGGCCGTGATCGCGGACCCCAAGAAGTCCGCCGAGGCGCTGGCCGGCATCAAGGCCGCGACGGCCGAGTACGTCGCTGCCGGCGCGAAGGCCACGGAGGACCGGGCCGCCGCCGAGAAGGCGCTGGCCGAGGCCCGGGACCTCGCGGCCGCGAACGAGGCGAGCGCCGCGCGC